GACCTGTCATGTGTTATAGCTACGGCCTCACAGCCTACAGCAACCGCCAGTACATTGCCGATTGGTACTTGGAGTTGACCAAGAAGGGCAAGGACACACCGTTCATTCGCAGCGAACGATACCAAGCAATCCAATACCTTGCGGACCTTGTGTGGCTCGCCATCGAGCAAGTCCTCACAAAACCCAAGGAGGTCATGGCGTGGTTCCAAGATATCGCACGGTTGACTGCAAAGGACGGAGAGTTCCTTGAGTGGACAACACCTAGTGGGCTTAAGGTTCGACAAGACTACAAGAAAACCCAAGCCAAGAGAATCCGTACGTGGCTCAACGGTGAAGGGAAGTACCTTAAGTTCTACGATGAGATTGATGCGATGGATGTCAGCCGCCAGTGTAACGGTGCGTCACCAAATGTTGTCCACTCGTTGGACGCTGCGGCACTCCATGAAACCGTGAGACGGTGCAAGGAACAGCACGATATCCACGACTTTGCCATGATCCACGACTCCTACGGAACCCACTCAACCAACTGTGAAACAATGAGTAAGGTGCTTCGTGAGGTCTTTGTGGATATTTTCTCAGAGAATTATCTTGCCAATTTCAGGGACGAAATCCAGTCTCTGCATCCGAGCGTCGAACTACCCGCTACACCAAGTATCGGGAACCTAGATGTCTCATCCCTACTGAAGTCGGAATACTTCTTCAGCTAACGTAAAAACAAAAAATAAAAGAATACCAATAATATGACACTGACTACACCTAAAGGCAAAGCCATCTATCCACGCCTCAACGAACCTGACACCAAGTTCAATGTGGATGGAGTTTACAGCGCAAAGATCCACGTTACCGAAGGCGACTACCACGCATTCAAGGGTCAACTCGACAAGTGGTTCGCTGGCGAATACAAACGACTCTGCGAGGAGAACGGAGGCAAGAAGCTTCGTCAATCCGCTACGTGTCCATTGAGCATCACACCTGAAGGAGACTTCCAGATCTACGCAAAGCAGGTCGCCAAGAAGCAAACCAAGAAAGGTGAGCTTACGTTCACGATTGCCTTGTTTGATTCCAAAGGTGCGAAGATTACTGATGGCCCAAGCGTTGGCTCTGGTTCAGTTCTTAAGCTGGCCGTTGAACCTGCTGCTTGGTATTCCCCAACGGTTGGCGCAGGTTACACCTTGCGTCTCAAGGCTGCACAGGTGATCGAGCTTTGCGAGTATGGCGGCGGAAGTGGAGGTGGTGATAACTTTGGGTTTTCCTCGGAAGAGGAAGGCTACGTCAGTAATGGCGAAAGTTTCAACAACGCCTTCACGGAAGACGATTCAAATGATTCGGTTCCGTTCTAACTTTGAAAAAACTATAGCCCTCTCCCTTGAACGGGAGGGGGTTCCCTTTGGGTATGAGACCAAACATCTCAAGTACCTAAAGGAACACACGTACACTCCTGACTTCATCCTTGGCAACGGGATTATCATTGAAGCCAAGGGAAGGTTCATGGCAAGCGATAGAACCAAGCACTTGTTGGTACGTAAGTACAACCCAGAGCTAGACATTCGATTCCTGTTTATGAACGCAAAGAACCGCCTGTCCACCAAGTCCAAAACTACTTACGCCCAATGGTGTGAGAAATATGGATTCTTGTGGGCAGACAAAACTCTACCGAAAGAATGGCTTTTGTAAGAACACACATCCCTTGCGAATCCTGTGGTAGCTCTAATGCTGCCGCGATGAATGACGATGGGTCGATCTATTGTTTCTCTTGTGGGAACTTTGATCCAACCTCGAAAGATAACACAAACACACACACCATGACTATAACACCACCACCAACTACCAGTGGATCTTTCCTTATCGGGAAGGTTCTTCCATTGGACGCTAGAAAGATTAACGCCGAGACCTGCCAGAAGTTTGGCTACAAGATTGGAAAGCAGTACGATAGGGTCTGTCACATTGCTGAGTACAGGGATCTCCAAGGAAACCTGATGGCCCAGAAGCTCCGCTTTGAGGACAAGTCGTTCTCCTCCATTGGCGTACCTTCGACCTTTTTTGGTCAACACCTGTGGCCCAATGGTGGCCGCAAGCTCTGTGTTACCGAGGGTGAGATTGATGCCCTTAGTTTGTCACAGGTATTCGGAAACAAGTGGCCAGTTGTATCTCTTCCCACAGGAGCAGCAGCAGCCAAGAGTGCTTTCAAGAAGAACCTTGAGTGGCTACAGAAATTCGACGAGGTGATCCTGATGTTCGATGAAGACACTGCTGGCCGCAAAGCCGTGGAACAAGTCTCGTCGATCCTACCAGTGGGTAAGTGCAAGGTGGCTCGTCTACCACTTAAGGACGCCAACGAGATGTTGATGCAGGGAAAAACCGAGGAGCTTGTGAGATCCTTTTGGGACGCCAAGATCTGGAGACCTGATGACATCGTTGAAGGCAGCGAAGTATATGACCGACTACTAAACCCAAAGAACACAGAAAGCATCCCCTACCCATTCCAAGGACTCAATGAAAAGACAAGAGGTATTCGCAAAGGTGAAATCGTCACAGTGTGCGCTGGTAGCGGCATTGGTAAGTCACAGATATGCCGTGTTATTGCTCACAACTTGGTTCGTAATACCGACAAACGCATTGGGTACATTGCCCTTGAAGAGTCTATTGAGCGGACTGCTAGCGGTATCGTGGGGCTGGAGCTTGGCTGTCTCCTACATCTTGCGGGAGAGATAAAGGAAACTGAGGCTCTGAAGAAAGCCTTTGATGCCACAGTGGGATCTGGAAGGTTCTTCCTTTACGACCACTGGGGTTCCTTGGAATCCGATAACTTGTTGGGTCACATCCGCTACATGGCCAAGGCTCTCGATGTGGATTACATTGTGTTGGACCACCTTAGTATTGTTGTCTCTGGTCTTGGAGATGGCGATGAGCGGCGCATGATTGACAACACGATGACCAAGCTGCGATCCCTAGTGGAAGAATGCAACATCGGCATGATCGTCGTGAGTCACCTTAAGAGACCTGAAGGCAAGGGTCACGAGGACGGAGCAGCAACATCCTTGGCACACCTGCGAGGCTCCGCTGCTATTGCTCAGTTGTCCGACATCGTTCTTGGTCTCGAAAGGAACCAACAAGATCCAGCAAACAAGAACGTGACGGCACTGAGGGTTCTGAAGAACCGCTTCACGGGTGACACAGGTCTCTGTTGCCATCTTCAGTACGACAAGAACACAGGACGCATGGAAGAAACTTTCCTTGAAGACTCGTGTGAACAGGAGCAAGATGACGAAGCCAGCCCGTTCTAATAACACCAACACAACCACCAACATGAAACTTCTATTCTTCGACATCGAAACAAACGCAATCGACCATTGGCAAACCAAGGCAGGTCTCAAGGATCTCCATTGTTTGTCCATCTACGAACCCGTGTCAGACAGGATGCAGTCCTTTAGTTCCCAAAAGGGAAACATCCAAGAGGGACTGGATCTGCTTACGTCTGCTGATTACATCTGTGGACACAACTCCATTAAGTTCGACGCACCATGTCTCAAGAAGCTCTATGGGTTTAACCACGAGAACGTCCTTGATACATTGGTGATGGCCATGTGCATTCACCCTGATGCCAAGAACGACGACTACAACCGCGAAGGATTCCCCAAGGATCTCATTGGTAGACACTCGTTGAAAGCTTGGGGTTATCGCATTGGTGAGTACAAGGGAGAGTTTGGCGAGACAACCGATTGGTCCAAGTGGTCCCAAGAGATGCAAGATTACTGCGAGCAAGACGTAAGGGTCACCGCTAAGTTGTTCTACTATTTGACCAAAAGTAAACCAAGTCGCCAGATGCTTTATTTGGAACACGACTTCGCAAAGCTAATGGCTGTTCAAGAGAACAACGGGTGGCCATTCAACATGGAGAAAGCTGAGAAGCTCACGGCTAACCTTATGGCTGCACGAGGCATTCTCCAGCAACAACTCCAAGAAGCATTCCCACCAACAGTTGAGGAGATGAAGTCCTCGATGGGTTGGGAAGTCGAGGGAGTCCAAGGAGCAACCAAGAAGGAACTTGGGGTTACCTTAAAGGAACTTGGAAAACGCCCCGGTGAAATTACAAGCTTGTTGAAGCTGGCCACCAAGTTGGACAACAAGAAAAAGGAAGTCCTGTTCAACCCCAATAGCCGCGACCAGATCTCTGAGCGACTCATGGGCTTAGGGTGGAAACCAACAGCCTTTGAAGGGAAACGACCAGCGATCAACGAAGCAGTCCTGCGTGAAGTAGGGTTACCACAAGCGGACCTCCTGTGTGAGTACCTGCTGCTTGCCAAACGTCTTGCACAGGTGGCTGAAGGTAAACAAGCGTGGCTCACGTTGGCTCGTGATGGGCGCATCCACGGGGAAGTTGTGACAGGTGGAGCCGTGAGTGGCCGCTGTACCCACAGGAATCCCAACGTGGCACAGGTTCCCGCAGGTCGCGCACCGTTCGGCCATGAGTGCCGGGATTGCTTTGAGGCTCCCGAAGGCAAGGTGCTTGTAGGTGCTGACGCTGCTGGCCTTGAGCTTCGCTGCTTGGCTCACTATTTGTACCAGTGGGACCAAGGGATGTACGCAAAGGTGATCGTTGCTGATGACATCCACACGGCAAACCAAAGGGCCGCTGGGTTGGAGACACGGGACCAAGCAAAGACGTTCATCTATGCGTTCCTGTACGGTGCTGGAGATGCCAAGATTGGGTCCATTGTGGGAGGCTCCTCACGTGAAGGGAAGAAGCTCAAGGCTGACTTCATGCGTCGAATCCCAGCCATTGGTAAACTCAATGACGTTGTCCAACAACACGTTCAAAAGACCAACACCCTTAAAGGTCTCGATGGTCGCATCTTGCCTTGTCGTTCCCCTCACAGCGCACTCAACCTTTTGCTGCAATCGGCTGGTGCTATCTTGATGAAACAAGCCTTGGTTTCTTTTTCCAAGAAAGCCCTGTATCCCTATGAGCTACACGGAAACATCCACGATGAGGTCCAGTTCTCCTGCTTACCCGAACACGCAAAAGACCTTGGAGAAACCTTTATCTTGGCGTTGAAAAAAGCAGGCACTATTCTCAACTTCAAATGTCCTATTGACGGAGAATACAAAATTGGAAATACTTGGGCAGAGACACACTAAAAATATGAAAGCACTTATTGATGGCG